TGCCTATTTTATTCCAACCGTAATATACTTGAGCATATGCAGATTGACATTCTAAATGATTATGTATTTCTTCTCTGTGTAAACTTTCAGCGGCAGCGTCTATGCCAAATGCAAATTTTTGAGCGAGTAGTCTTCTATTATCTTCATAGGGTACATACATAGGAAACTCAGCACCTGTTTCAAATAAAGCGCCATAATTAGTTGTAATACAATACAACCCTGCAGCCATACATTCTAACAAAGATATACAAGACGTTTCTTCAAATATACTTGGATAAACATACATATGATATTTATGTAAATTATCTTTTATATAACTATTAGGTTTATATCCTATATAGTTAACGTTGGGTAATTGCTCTGCTTGTTTATATAATTCTTTATAGTTGTGATCGTTTTGATCATAAAAATCTTTACCATATATTTCACAAGAAGAGTAAACATCTAATGTTACTAATGGATTTTTTACTAACTGCATAGCTCCTAACAAAACAGATAATCCTCTCCAAGGTGTATTTTGATGTATAATTTTTATAGGCTGATTTTGTTCATACGGTTTAGATTTTTGTATTTTATCTATACCGTTTTTAATAACTACTGATTTATGTGTAGGTATATCAAAGTGGTCTCTAAAATGTTCGTAGTTCCAATGACTATTAAACACATACCAATCGTATTTGTTGTGATTAGATTTATTTTTAAACCAGTGATATAAGTTACCTTGATCGTAAGAATTTTTTTGCCATAGAATATTTACTTTTGTAGGATGTAGGGGAATCTTTTCAGGCACAGATGTACATATCTGTACTTCATCTAATAATTTTGAATCGACATATCTTGTTAAATAGTCGAATTGTAATTCTGTTCCACCTCTAGGATTTTGGTTTATTGTCATTATTATTCATCGCTTTCTGTATCATATCTAAACCTTTCGGAGATACCTGTACAGTTACATCTTGTACTATGTCAGGTCCTTCTTTCTTTTCTTTAAACGTTTCACCAGTTTTAGTATTACGCCACGTAGTTATCGTAGTGCAATCTATTTTATATACATTATCCGTTTTCATTCTCTCTGTTTATTAAAGCATAACTTATCAGGCCTTGTATTTTATTACTGCCTGTAGCTGCTTGCACAGTTATAGCATCTCCTGCTTCTAAATTCAAGCCTTGTGGTGTTGCATTTACTTGTGACTTACCGGGCACATCATCTCGAAAAAATTCATATTCAGTATTGGAATCAGAAGAATCAACAAAGTTCATATTTACCACGATAGAGGAAGATGCATCATTATTAGCACAATATATACTTTTAACTATAATTGCACCATCAGTGGGGCAAGTAAGCACGGTAGCTTTAGCTGTATCAACTTGTTTAAAACCTTGATTTTTATAAAATATACTCATGATAAGAAATAGTTAAATGCATCCTGTTCGTTTTTTAAATCTTGTTGAAAAGAAAAATTAAGCTGTTGTTGTAAAGTATTTAAAGACTCTAATATCTGTCTTTGATTTTCTACATCATACTCAGGTTTTGGTTCAGGTATATAGTTTGTAACTTTTGCCATTATCCTACTAACGTATATGCATCTGCTGGTAAAGAAAGAGGCGTTCCTTTTTCTTTATTTTCTAGTAAATCTTGTTTCATTAACTCTATCATTTGAGGACTTTGAATACCTAAATTTTCATATCCTGAATAAAGATTTTTAAGTGTTCGATCTAATTTACTGTTTGGGGCAAAAGCCATTAAATCGTTTCCAGGTAAGTTAACATCAATAGTTTGAATACCTGTGCTGGGTACATTAACACCCATTGGTGCAATAGGATTAGCAAATGTTTCAATAACGTCAGGGTTAGTTAATCCCATTCTACTTTCTGTAAATCCTTTTAAATCTCTACCTGTTAAAACGTTTTGTGCTGTGCTTGGTTGAAGCCCCATTGCTTCTAACATATCAATATTCGTTTGACTAAAACTTTTTCCTTTAGATTTTCTGTCATATAAATTATCTAGTCGATTTTGTAATTGTCTTTGTTGTCTAGCTGCTTCATACTCTGCTTGAGTTCTTGGAGAGCCATCTTCATTATAACCTCTAAGGTCTTGAAGTTTATCTCCTAAAAAACCTAAACCTGTTTTTAATCCTCCTAAAGCTAAACCTACACCTGGTATACCCGTTATTAAAGATAAGAGCCCACCAAATATCATGCTTGGCGCAAATCTATTTTTCATAGTTCCACTTCTAGGATCAAACCTTAAATTTGGATTAAGACTTTGAGCCATACGATTTTTTCCGTATTGAGAAAATTGACTAACTTTACTTCTGTCTACTTTGTCAAAACCTCCACCAGTGGTTAAAGATTTATCTACCCTACCAGTTTTTCCTTGTAAGCCCATTGCTTTGTCTCTAGCATCAGAAAATCCACCTCTTTGTCCTCCTGATGTAGATGTTCCAGGAGATATGTCATCTCCTTGAGCTTGACCTGCTGAAAAAAATCCTTTTCTAACTCTTAAACCTTTATCTATCATTATCTTCTTCCATCCGGTTGTGCATCAAGTCTAAAGGTGCCGTATCTCCAAGATTCACCTGTAGATGTATTAGCTATCTGAATAGCCACTAATCGACCTCTAGCTCGTGTATCTATCTTATCAGTGGTTGCTGTTATTGTAAAGGGACCTAATGGAGAGCTTACAGCTGTGTTATCTGGGTAGTCATTTAAAAATAACGTAACTGTAGAATTACCACGTAAAAATTTAAAATCAGGTATAAATCGTTTTACTGACATAAAAAATTCTCCATCACCTCTATAGTCAGCCACACCTGTCATTTGTCCCAGTGGACTTCTTCTAGATGTAATATCCCAGTCTCCAGATTTAATAAAAGCATCAATAGATGTAGTGCCCGAACTATTAACCTGATCGTCTCCTAACTCATGAGCATAATAAATAGAAGATCCATATGTATTAGTTATGCCTGATATCTCAGAAAAAACTGGTGTTGCTGTTGAATTATAATCAGTTGCATAAGGTAAATTATATACCCCTTGGTCTTGATAACTTGATCTATCTAAAGAAGAAGTTGTAAAAACATTTTCTGAGTAATTATACGTTACACATCTGTCAATTTGTGTAGACCCTGATTTAGGGTAGAACCAATTAATTTCTGTAAACAAAGCATTTGGTGAAGAATAAATTATTTCACTTGCATCATAGTTGACACCTAAATTATCTCCATCTGTGCTAAATACAAAGTCTTCAACCAGGCACGGTAATGATTTTACTGTACCATCGAATACAAAAAATCCTCCTTCAGCAGACATCCACCACACAGCTCCGTTTGCATATGACACAGCTTTTGGTCCTATACATCCACAGTTTGTACCAACTTGTCTAACACTAAAAGTAAAGGGTGGACCCACAAATTGAATAACATAAGCAGCCTGATCTGTTATTACAAAGACATAATCTTTACCTTGTATAGCAGCTACAATTTTGTTTCCTGTATCTAATCTAAAAGACCCTGCAGTATTAGTAGCTGTCGGTGAATAAGTATTTAAATCTTCTTGATTAGAAAATCTTACAAACATCGGATCTTGTGTAGTAGAGTCTCCAATGGTTGTTTCAGTTCCAAAATGAAATAAATGTCTGTCTCGATCAGATACCAAAGTTAATCTTGATTGGCTTGGATTGTTTGTTGTGTTAAAATTAGTTGTAGTTTGAGAAGCTCTGATTGCTCTAGGTACAGCAGCCCCTGCATTCCAAGTAAAAGTTTTACCATTAAATATAGTTGCAACTAACACTTCTCCAAAGTTATCTAGGCTCCAGTTGCCTGGATCCAGAATCACGTCACTTACAGTTCTAGCCGTGCCCCATGTAGAGTCTCCCCATAAATATGTACTCCAACCATAACCAGCTGTTTGAAAAGTAGGTCCTACTTCTTCGTAAGGATTAATACTAGCTGATCCAGAAGCTGATGCGGCTCCACTTGCATTAACTCTCATTTGAATAGTAAAAGTATTTGCATTGGGCACAGTTAATACTTCAAAAGCACCTTCAGTAAAATCTGATGCCACATATCCTGTAGGTGGAGTTACAGATGTAAAGGTTACATATCTTCCTTTGGATAATCCATGCCCTGTTTTGTTAACAGTTACATTATTTTGACTTGAGAAAGTATCAAAGGTAGCTCCAGTAATAGCTGTTGCTAAAGGACTAATGTCAAAAAAAGCTCCTTCGTAATATAGAAATAATCCTTGAGATGTTCCAATGGCTACATATTTCTCACCATTAAAACTAGTAAAAGCATGTTGAGCTCTAGCTGCTCCTGGTAATGTTTCTTGAGCATCTGTAAGCTGCGTCCAACCACCTATTTTTTCAGGCAGTCCATATCTAAATCTTACAAAATCTCCATCTACCCATTGGCCTTCAGCTCCTGAGTCTGTTGCTTGTTTGTTAAAACCGGGTTTAAAATTAAGTTTCTGTAACATAAGCCTAGTATTATATAGGGTTTATATAATTTTAACAGAATTATGTTATGATTTCAACTGGCTTATACTTCATCCCACGCCAGTGTATCAGCGTTCCAAACGTGAGTATCTTCATTAACATTTAAATGAGAAGCGTTTCCGTACCATTTTTGCTCGTCTTCCTTCCATTTAATGTAATAAGGGACTCGAGCAGGTTGTGTGCCGTCAACTTCTCCAGCGTCATTTGTTATATCTTGCCCTGCTAAAGGGTTATCATATTCTGTAATTGATGGATAAGCCACTGGTGCTTTCCAAGTAAAATCTTCATTACTTAAATGCCATGAAGCATAAGGTTGTCCATCTATAAATCTATCAGCAGTTTCTAGATAAACTCCTCCACGACCTGCGCATTGATTTCTAAAACTGTGATTGTATGAATATTGTTTCCATACATTTTGTTCCTCAGAATACATATGTTTGTATAGATTTTTTACATATGTTTCTCCATCTACATGCATATCGTTTTCTCCTAAAGGACCATTTGAAGTTGGTACATCATTAGAAATGACAATACACTCTTGTACTCGCCACTCTAATTCTCCAGTGTGTGGATTAGGTTGTTTCTGTATTCTTGCAAAATGTGCCATAATAGCTCTCCTTATATATTATTAATTAATTGTTGTAAATTATTTTTTTCCTTTAAAATAAACAGGAAGACCCAACATAGGTCTACCATCAAATTTTACAGCATTTTTACTCTTTTTATTATAGTGTAAAAAGACTTGTGCACAGTCGTCCCCCTTAAAAGGTTCTCTCCAATGTTCTAAATCACACCCTCTGTATATCAACATATCCCCCGGATTCAAATCTATTTTAACTCCTTTTTTACCTTCTTTTCCTGTAGGATCTAAATAAATAGGCCATGGTTGACCTCCTAAATTTAAAGTTGTGGATATATCACAGGCCATTCTATCTTTGTGTCTTTTTAAAACATCTCCTTTTTTATATAATCTTGCGTAAGAATAATTAGGATATAATTTCATTTCAGTTTCTTTTTCCATCATAGGTTTAATATCTTGAAGCAAAGTTTCAAATACGATGTCAGAATATATGCTAAATGTTTCGGGCACTTGACCATCACCAAAAGCTCCTAACATTGTTTCACTTGGATTTATATATTTATGATTAAATAATATATAAGTTAAATATCTTCTATTTAAAAAATAATCAAAAAGAAATTTACAAAGTTTTTTATCAATAGCTTTTTTTATTATTTTATATTTATCTTTTTTAAATGACATTAATCCTCCAATTGTTTATTAAAAAAATTTAAATTTATCACCATTCTTTTTTTGGTATTAGTAGAGGTAACACTACAATGAGGTAGTCTACCATCAAATAAAACTAACCTGTTTGCCTTACAATATACACTTTTTTTATTTTTTTTAAAGATAGTCCTTCCATTACTTGAATTGACATAATATATAGCTGACCACCATTTATATTTCCAATCAAAGTCTGTATGATAACCATGAACAACTGGTGTATCTGTTTTTAATAATAAATTAGCTTTTATCCTACAAATAGAAGTCATTTCAAGTTTCACAATTAAAGGTTCAAGTATTTTAAAATGATTTGAATTAACTATTTTATCGTAGAAAAGATGAATAAATTGAAAATGATTTGGATTATCTTCTTTACCATTTACCCAATTGCAATAATACCAAGGAAAATTATCTGCATCAAATACATTATATATTCTTTCAAAATCTTCTTTATCTAAAAAATTATCAATAATTTTAATCATAGGTAATTAAATGAAACGACTATTCTTTGTGAACTTTTATTTAAAGTATTATTAGATCCATGTTGTAACCAAGATGGAAATAATATTAAAGTCTTAGGTTTAGGTGTAAAATAAATCCATTCATAATTATAATTATTACGCACATTTATTGAGGTAAAATTAATCATTGGGTTAGGATTATAAAAAAATAATTTACTACTTTTTGAATCAGTTTTAATAAATAACGCTCCTGAAATTATAGAGCCCGGATGAGTATGTTTATCTAGGTGACTATCTTTTTTCTGTATATTAAACCAAGAATTACCTATTTCATTAGATACTTTAAACCCTGATTGTTTTACATATTCTTTAGTAGCTGCATATACTCTATCTTTTAGAAATGGAATTAATTCTAAAAAATTACTATCATTTTCATGACTTGATTTAGCATTACCGTTGAAAATATCATTTTGACCAAATGTTTCATGATGTTTTAAATGTTTAATATTTTTTTGTATTACATCTTTTATTTTTTTTAATTCATTATCAGTTATAAAATTAGGTGTTTCGCTAATTAATGTGGGGAATACAGAATGGTAAATCATTATTTAAAAGGCTTTCCACATACCCAAGCAACTAAAGAATATCTTGTACCCGATGTTACAGGTAAAACTCTGTGCCATGTATAAGAAGGAAATACTATAATACTCCCTCTGGGTTTAAGTTCTTTTGCTTTTAAAAAATTATGTTTTTTAATATTTTCATGCTGTCTAAAATCAAATTCAAAATCTCCTCCTTTATATTTTTTAGGGTCGGTTAAAGAAATAGACATTGATAGTTTTCTTATTTTTCCATGTCTGTTAACATCTTTAGGACAATCATATGGATCATCTAAAGAATCACAATGCCAGTCGTAATGTTGATTTTCTTTATAAACTGTAAACTGCATATTTTCTGTGTAATCTATATCAAAATTCCAATCAGCATTTTTGTTAGCTCCATTTACATAATGAAAAACTAATTGAAATAACCAAGGATCATCTAAAAAAACAACATCGGAGTTTCTTATTTTTTTTAGTTTATTAGTTTTTAATTTATTATTAAAAACAGTAGCTTGTTTATGTTTTTTAGATAAGCCTAATTTAATTATATCATCACACATTTTAGGTGATAATTCTTTTTTCCAATACCAATATTTATTTCTAAAAAGCATTATTTAATACCGTGAATATTATCGTTATATATAATTCCATCTTGATTCCAAAATGAAGGCCATGTCCAACTTGTCATAGAATATTTAACACCTTTTGTAACAGGTGTTACTAAATGAGGATGTGTAACTTGACTAGGCCATATCAAGGCATGACCCACTGGTATTTTTTTATTATTAAATTTTTGTCTAGGTAATTCTAATACCCCTCCTTCAAAGCTATCATTTAATTTAACTACCATTGTTATATGACTAAGATCATTATGTATTGTAAGTTCTTCTTTTTTATTACCATCATACCTAACAATAAACGGATCAAACCAACCTACAAGTTTAGTTCCTATCCATTCTTTTTTTATCATAGGTAAAATAGTTTTAGAATAATGCAGTGTAAAATCTTCAAAAAATTTTTGACCAGCAAAATATCTAAATCTTAATATATTAAAATACAATGTAGAATCTTTACTTCTTTCTTTATTTGATTGATGCCAATGATAAAATTTATTTGTATATTTATCTCCGATATTACAAAGCTCTTTACAAAAAGACTTTTTAAATAAAGGTGTAATTAAAATATCATTATAGTTTTCATATTTAATACCAGCATCTTTATGTGTTCCTTTTATATAATCTAACATTATTTTATAAATTTTTTAGGTCTTAACTTATTACCTAGTTTCATTAATTTCCAAGCCACATTAACAAAATAATTTTGTGGTTGAGAGGTTGCATGTGCTTTAAACAACTCCTCTGTCCATTTTAATCTTATTAAGTTAAAGTCATCATTAAGCTTTTTACTTACAAATCTAACGTAATATAAAGGCTGGTTTTCTTTTATTTTAATTGATTTTTTATCGTTTAATATTTCAAAGGTAAAATCTACAGGTCTTTGCCAACTATGAATATCAAAAGTTCCACTAATAAATCTAGTATTCTTTACCTCACCATGTAAGAAAGGAGGATAAACTTCTAACCACACAGGTTCATCTGCAACGAACATATAAGAAACCAAAACAGAGCATAAAGCTTTATCTGTATCGGTGTATTGTCCAAATCTAGGGTCAACCATATGATTTACAAAACCTTGTTTTTGACTTACCCAAATTCTTTTTTCTTCTCTAAAATATTTAATTTCAACGTCAAATGGAGATTTAATAACATAAAAATTTTTTAAAAAATTAAAATTAGAAGGACACTGTTTAAACATACTTTTGGTTTTTTTGTAAAAATCTAAAATTTTTTCAGGTTCTTTTATCATTCTTTCTAAGGATTCAATAAGATGATACTTATCAGAATAACTTTTTTTAAATGGAACCCAACCTATTTTAGTCATTACCAATTCTTATTTTTTTTAAAATTAAACGCTACAGCGTATTTTGTAATATTAAATAATCTAGAAGTTTTGTGTAATAACCAAGGATGAAATATTACAATTTTATTTTTTATAATTTCAGTTCTATAATTCAATTCTGGAAAATCTAAAAAATAATTTTTTACAGTATTTAAATAAAGCACACCTGACATAGTGCAAGCTGCATGATCATGTTCTTTTGTAAAAGAGTTTTTAGACATTTTTATACCCCATGATTCCGCTAAATAAGAATTAGGGATTTTAGAATCTAATTTAAAAAGGTCTAAACATTTAGATATAATTTCATTAATATGTTCATTATTATTAAAATATGTCCAAGATGTCATTTTACCATGGACATTTGTTTTATAGTTCATATTATCATTAGAACTAATTCCAATTTCTATATCTTTAATAAGTGATTTTGTATCTATATTTTCTAATATAGCTTCATTATAGAATATATCTTTTTCTACTTTTTTTTCTAAAATTAAATTAGTCTGTTTTACTCTAATATCTTTCATAATGTATTGCTACATTATACAGATAAATAAAACTTTATTCAATAGTTAAAGTACCAGTAGCTAAGAACGTTATAATACAACTTCCATCTTGAGAGGCTGTTTTTGAACCTTCAGGGCTAACTGTAACAAGAGGTGCTAAAGCAGTAGGACATCTTAAATGAACTCTTCCAGAACCACCGTTGTGTCTTGTAACTCCTTGAACGGGGCCTCCGCCTCCGCCGCCTCCTCCAGTATTTGCTGAAGCTGCAGATCCCGATGGTGCTCCACCGCCTGATCCTCCAGACGATCCGCCAGGTGCATTTCCATAACCACCTCCGCCTCCACCAGAGAATGTTTGTGAACTTGGTGAAATAAATGTAGTTGCAGTTCCAGGTCCTCCTGGTCCTCCACCATTAGCAACGTTTCCTATTGATCCAGAGTTTCCTCCGCCACCGCCACCGGCAGCTCCATAAGAAGGTGGATCTAATGTTGATGGTGTTGTACCACCATTAGCTCCTTCAGGGGGAGAATAACTTCCAGCGTTCCCTGCTCCGCCAGTACCAGCCATTGGATAATAACCTCCTGGGCCACCACCGCCACCAGCTCCGCCTGTTCTTCCTAGTGGACTTTCTTGACTTCCACCTCCGCCACCGCCTGTAGCAGCAACTTCAAATGATGAACCTGTAAATACTGATGAATCATTTCCGTCTGCTCCGTCTCCAATTGGAGATGGGGATGCAGGTCCTGAACCTCCTGCTCCAACTGTAATTGTGTAAGTTCCTGTTTCAACATCTTGACCTTGAGGTATAGAGAATTCTCTCATTCCTCCGCCGCCTCCGCCGCCGCCGTAGTTATTTCCGCTACCGCCGCCGCCAGCAATAATTAGATAACCAAAAGGTATTATATTTTTTGATCCAGCTGTAAGTCCAAATCCTCTTGATGCTGATGCTCCGAAACTTCCTAATAGTGGCATAATCTTTCTCCTCCTAATTTATTATGCAAACTGTGTTTGAGAAGCTAACACTGTAAATGTAGCTGAACCAGTTTTTATAATAGTATATGAATAAACATCTAATGAACTTGCATTACCAGATGTTGGCGCAGATCCTCCTTGATATTCAGGAGTTACTGATGATCCATCAATCTGCACTGCTGAATTGTAATATGGTGTTGAACCTTGTTTTACAATGTGTGCAATAGTTACTGATTCACCTGTATCCATTATATTATCAAGAGTGTTCGATCCGTCTCCTCTGATGTTTAATGTCCAGTTAGCTGCAGCGTCTGAAGTAAAATTTAAAACTGCTTGTGTAAGCACATCGTAGTTAATTGTCCCTGTAGCTGCTGTAGCTGCTGTTGTAACTTTTTCTGCAACACTTTGAATTTTACCTTGGCCATTAAAAGTTGCTCTTCCATAACCTTTAGGTGTTAAATTTAAATCTATATTTGTATCGTCACCAGTTGCAGATAAATTAGGGGCATTACCAGTTGCTGCGTTAGTAACTGTAAATTCATTAACTGCTGATCCAGTTTTTGCCATCTTAATGTATTCATTGTTTGAATCATCTTGAATAGAGTTTGAACTATCCATAATGATGTCTTGACCATTACAATCTAAATCTGCTGAAAGTTGTGGTGAGAAGTCTGATGATAAATCTGTTAAATTTGTGTCAACAACGTTTGTTCCATCTGAATAAACTACTTTAGTTCCTTTGTCAGCTGCTGCCCAAGTAACACCAGTTCCTGAAGAAGTTTTAACAGTTACAGTGTATGCACCTGTTGTTGCGTTATCGATGATATAAGTTTTTTCAATTGAATCAGGAACAACTACGTTAACTGCTCCTCCAATTGTTCCAACTAATTTTAATACGTTGTTTTTACCATTTGAAAGTGCACCGTTAGAAAATGTTAAAGTTGCACCTGTAGTAATAGCAACGGATTGGAATCCACCAATTGCTTGTTCTAAAATTAATAAGTTTGTATTTGTAATCTGACCCCAAGTTCCTGAATTTTCTCCAGTTGCTTGGACTGTAAGTTTTAAACTAGCCGATGTAGAGTTCGCCATTTTTTATCTCCAATTCTTGTATATTATAAATTATTTTAAATAGTGTCAAACACTTATTTTAGGCAGCATTTGTAGGAACTTCCTTCCATCCTGGAGGTGTCGTTGGCGCTGAACCTGTATCGACTGCATTCCAAATCAATGTATTTGTACCCGTACCTAGAGCCATTGTCAAGGCATTTCCAGGAGGAAATACATTACATTCTGTAAGCACATCAGCTACTGAATTTAAAACAGCTGTTAATGCAAATCCTGTAACATCCACAGGAGTATTTAAATCTACTACTTCATTACCCAACGTAATAGTCATTGTCTGACCATAGTTAGGGTCAGCTATAAATGATCCATTATTCCATCTAGAATTACCCCATGTAGCATCACCCCAAGCCATGGTAGTATCACCAGCTCCAGTGTTTGCATCTCCCGTTACTTTTTGTGGACCAGATAAAGATATAGACATTTGTTGGCCAAATGCTTCTGCATCCGGTGCAGGGTCTGCACCCTCTAGACCTTCAGCCATAGGCATTGCTAACAATTCAGTTGAACCATTACCCCAAGCTAATGTGCCCCAAGTAGATTTGTATCCCCAATATCCTGGTATTGCAGATGTTACTTCTGCGAGGGTAATATTATCTCCAACAGCTGTTCCTAAAGCAGCTGATATTGCAAAACCTGAAGGTTGAGCAAACGCAGGGTTGAAATTTAATTGCGCAACCATTGGAATACCAGTAGGCTCTGCAATAAAAGAAGCAAACGCTTCAACAGTTGCTGGAGCAGACATAGTTAATGAATTGCCTGGAGGTGTTACATTTGAATCACCATTAATTGTAGCACCGCTTAATCCTTCTGACATTGACATTGCAATACCAGTGACTGCGTGTAAGTTTCCTGACTCGCCCCAAGTTTCTATACCCCAAGCGTCAGAACTCCATCCTACATTAATATCATTTGTAATTGTTATGCCACTATTGTTAAGTGACATGTCCATGTTTTGACCGCCACCCCAGAAGTAAGTTCCCCATGTATCTAATCCCCATAACGTATCGTTAGGGTTTGATACAAAAACAGTTAAATCTTGGTTTTGGTTCCAAGCACCTTGATTCCAAGAATGAGCTCCCCATGAATTGACAACCATATCCATGATACCACCCATGCCAATACCATGGACGTAACATAAATAATAAAAATCTGTAAAAGAAGATGGAGTTACTTCTACATATCGAGTTGTAGCTGCATTAAACGTAGTCGTGTTTGTGTATTGTGAATAAGTAACAGCTCCATCTAAATAATAAGTTACACCAGAAGTTAAATATTGATCTCTACTAGTGGTAGTAGAAAAGATTAATGGATGGTTATCATTCGAAGCTGCGCTTTGATCAAATCGTAAAGTAGAATCAGCAACCCAACTAACTGTGCCGGGTCCTGTCGAATTTCTTGCTCCGTCTAAATAAAATACATTACCTGTACCACCGCCATAGAGATTTCCACTTGCGACGGTAACCGTGTAAGTTTTATTTGCCATAGGAGTTTACCTCCTACGATTAACCAGAGATCCTTAGAATCGCTGCTGTTGATGTTGGCGCTGGAAACTGAATAGTGAACGTACCAGAAGTTGCTGTCTTATCTGCTCCAAAATCTAAAACACAAACTGATGCATTAGTTGTATCAGAAGATGTATTGTAAATTAAAGCACCTCTAGCTGTTAGCGTCACTCCAGTGAACGATCTATCTGCAAAATCACATCTTGCTACACCTGCTGAAATTGATGTTCCGTTGTTAACAAGTAGTCCACCACCTTGAGTGTATTGACCAGTGTTTCCAACTTGACCACCAGTGCTATCTCCAGGGTAAGCTGTAGTTGCAGAGTTTAGAGTTGCTGTTGAAGAGTAAAGAGCTAACTTGAACTTATCACCACCAGTTTGTTTGAAATTCATATCAGCTTCTAAAAGCTGTTTCTTAAATGAATTACAAATTGCTTGTGTTATTGCCATAGTTTTTTCTCCTTAACTTATTTTCCGACTCGAGGAACACCTGATTGATATTCGTCTCGTCTTCTTCTTCCCATTTGCTCAATTGCAAATCCTTCAACCACCTGTTTATACTTTTGTTCATATAATTGCAAGAGGTCTTGTGGGCCTTTTAGGTCT